TGATCGGAGCTAATTCGCCGGAGGCAAAAGCGATGCGCGAACCCTCTGGATCTCCGGAAGCTGATGCCCAGTTTCTTAAAACGCTTAATAAATTGAATAGCGGACCCGACAAGACATCGGTGTTTCGTGGTGTAGATTATGACCCAGCATCTACGGCAGCTAGAGCCGAACGGTCGGGGGGCGCTCAACCTACTGTTACTCAACCTTCTGTTACTCAACCTTCTGGGGGGAATATGGGTGGCTCTAGACCTTCAAAGGAGGTAGCAGAGGAGAGACAGTCGCAGCAAGAGGCTGAAGACAAAAAATGGGGGTGGAATATGAGTGGCTCGAAGCCGACAGCAACGACGTCAGTGACCACCCCATTGGATAATGGGAGTAATGTTTTACTCGCCAACGATCCGTTAAAACAAACTGGCGGACCGATACCCCAATTATTCGGTGGTGGGGTCGGTGGTGGGGTCCCTACTGATGCCGATGTCCTCAAAGATTTAAAACGCAAACGTTTCGGCATTGCGGCTTTTGGCGATGACCCCGCTGAATGGGGTCTCTGATAATCTAATAAATAATTTGACAAACCGCGAACTTCGTGGTTTTCTTCCGCATGCTTTCTTCCAAACCTGTCGTACCGCAGACCATTGAACGGTGGTTCAGTGATCCGACCCAAGCAGCCAAGCTCCGAGAAATCCTAGATAACCCTTCTTTTGAAGGTGCAGTAGCAACCCTACTGTCCGCTGCACGACCTACCTTCGTTGCCCTCACCGATACGGAACGCAATGCCCAGCGCCAAGCATGGCTGGCTGGCTACCATGATTTCGCAAACGATCTCCTGAAGTTGACTAAGGCCCCACCAACTAAAGGCCAGAATCTAGAAGAATGGAGCCACTACGAATAAATTATGAGCACCCCAGCACCAGAATCCACGCCAGTGGAAACCAGTCCAGCCCCAGATAATGGCGGCTTTGTCGAGTCCCTCGATTCGTTCTTCGCGTCGATGGATAGTCCAGTCGAGTCCACACCGGAACCTGTAAAGGAAACCGCTGCGGTGGAAGCCAAGACAACTCAAACGGAAGCGGTAGATACCACTACTGAATCTAACCCCCTGTCTGACATCGACTCCCTCGAAGAACCCAAAGACTGGACACCCCAAGCAGCGAAGCGTTTTAAAGAGCTGAAGTCTGAGCTTAAGACCTATCGTAGCCGCGCCGAAGAGCTGGAACAGGCTGTCAATCAGAAAGAGTCCCGCTTGCAAGAGCTACAAGCCCTTGCTGATAACCCTGAGTACCAGCAATTGCAGGAACGCATTGCTACTTACGAGCAACAGATGCTTGTGAGCAAGCTGGAAAGTAGTCACGCCTACAAATCCCTTGTGGAGCAACCACTTGCCAACCTTGTGCAGGAAGCTGACGGGATTGCGGAGAAGTACTCGCTGGATTCCAATACCCTCATTGAGGTAATCGCAGAGAGCGACGAAGCCGTGCAGGAGGAACAACTTTCCGAACTCCTCGCCAACGCCAGCGACCGCGATAAGTTCCGTATCTACAAGATCATTGAAGAGGTACGCCCCATCCTTGAGCAGCGTCAGGTTTTGATGCAGCACTCTGAGGCGGCCCTCCGTGAAGCTGAGGCCCTCGAAAGCCAACGCCAGCAGCAAACCCTCATTCAGCGCGTGCAACAGCGTCAGGAGGCTGCTAACTCGGTTGCTGACAAGCTCAAGAACAAGCTCACATTCCTTTCCGGTATGGAAGGCGTGGATCTCAGTGCGATTGCCAAAGAAGCAGCCGAACTTGAACCCTCTACCCTTGATCCTGTAACCGGTACCTACCAAGCTATGGCCGCAAAGCTGTTGCCGAAGATGGCCGCGCAGTACATGAACCTTCAGAAGGAGATCGACACGCTGACCGAAAGGCTTGCAGAGTACGACCGTGCCGCTCCGAAAGCCGGAGGCGGTTCCCTCAACTCTGCTGGTGCGCCGACAATGCCAGACGGCAAGTCGTTCCTTGATGCGGTCACTGCTGCGTTTGGCAGGTAATCAAAAATAACAGCTTCGTACAATTTTGTGTTGACAACTAATGCAATTTGTACGAAGCTACCCGCATCCCCAAAAGTTGCGACACCGAAGGTCCGCTCCGTACCAGCCAAAAGCAAACACGGTTCTAGTAGGTGAGACGGCTTGAAAGGTAACTTGAAGCTAAGGCCCATGCGCCTGTCGTCTGCTTCAGCGACACCCGTGTATTCTTTAACTTTAACAACCTTTTAACTTCTAACTACCTACTATTATGGCTGTTCAATCTGGACAAACTTTCTCGAATCCAACCAATTCGACCACCGCTATTGATACGATCCTCACACAAGAGGCTAACCGTATCGGACAAGACATTCATCGCCGCACGTTGCACGTGTCGCCTTGGATGGACCTCATCAAGCAGACTTCCTTTCCTGACGGAATGGGCTACACCCTCGGAACTCTGATCTACGACCGCGCCCTCCCGACCACTACCGCTAACGGTTCGACCCTCGGCAACAGCTGGACCGAAGTCGGTGCCAACCCTGCTGAGTCGCTCGCCACTTCGAGCACCCTCGACCAGATCATTACTGGCGCACAGGACACCAACATCGGTGCTGGTAGCGGCAAGTCGTTCATCTCGTTCGGTCGCCAACTCAAGCAGTACTCGTTGAAACGAGCCACTGTCGAGTCGCCCAAGATCAACGTCGAAGACCTCCGCTTCGCTGCTTACCGCACCGAGCAACTTCGCGCTGTCATGGACGCCCTCGTCGATGCTACCAAGTACTCGTGGGAAGAGCGTTATCGTGATGAGTATGATCGTATCGCTGCTAACCTTGTTTCGTGCCTTGCAAGCGGAACCGCCATTCGTACCACCGATGCTGTTGGTGCTACGGTTGAAAATACTTCTACAAGCGCACTTGACCTGATCGACGCCGATGACAATCCTTCGATTGTTCCTAACGCAAACATCAGCAACAAGATCCTTGACTCGATCTACTTCCGTTTGGTTCGCGCCGGTGCCGGTACGAATGCCTACGGTCGTGAGAACGCCCGTCCTGTCTTCGCGCTCGTGTGCTCGTCGGAAGCGTCCTACGCCCTCCAAACCGAAGCTGGTTTCCGCGACGACGTTCGCTACAACAACGCTAAGGTTTCGGAACTCATCGCGCCGCTCGGTGTTGAGAAGTCCTTCCGTGGTTTCTACCACCTGATCGACGATCTCGCTCCTCGTTTCACGATTACTACCACTTCTGGTACTGGTGTTGTCACTCGCGTGCAGCCCTATACTGCTACAGGTGGTATCATCACTCCAAACGCTGATTACGAAACTGCTCCTTACGAAGCTGCTTACATCCTTCACCAAGACGTGATGGAGTCGCAGATTCCTGAGCCGATCACTGGTTCGAATGGCTTGACCTTCGATCCCGTCAACTACCGTGGTAAGTTCGCATGGAAGAACATCCCTTCCGTCGACCTCAACCCCGATGGTACTATCGGTTTCTTCCGTGGTGTTCTCGCTTCCGCTTCGAAGCCCATCAAAACCGAGTTCGGTTTCGTGGTGCTGTTCCAGCGTACGAGCGCAACTCCCGCTGCCTAATTAACCTACTAGGGGTTCCCATAACGGGAGCCCCTAGCCTACCTCTTTACGACAATGCCAACGCTCGACGACGCTCCAATTATCCCTAAGCTCACGGCAACGACCCTTGTCGGTGCTAACCCAACTGAGACCGCCACCACACTCGATGAGCTTGATCTCGTTCAAGTGTACGACGTCTCAACCCAAAAGGTGAAGACCATCACCGTTGCTAACTTTGCTGCCGCCCTCGGCATCACCGTGTAACCCAACCTGCACCCTGTAGCTTAAAAACTACAGGGTGCTACCCTTTCCTACTATGCCTGCCTACATCCCAGTACCTGAAGGTCTTGAACTTCCTGACCAACCACAGTTTGATATGCCCGTAACTTTCGAAGTGCGGGACAATATGCTCTACGCCCTTGCCGTTAACGGCATGCCTGTTCCGAAAGAGAAGGAAGAAGAGGGTGAAGAGATGGAGGAAGAAGGTGGCGAGATGGAGGAAGAGAATGGTAAAATGGATTTCATGTCCGCTGTCGAATCGGCTATGAAGAAGCCACAACCTAAATAACACTATGAAAACTACTGTACTCGGTATCTTGACTATTGTTGCCACGCTCGCCAATGTTGGCGTGCAGGTCCTTAACGGTGGGGCTCCTGACTTTATGGCGGCCTTTGCTGCCGTTACTGCCGGAGTTGGTCTTATCAAAGCCCGCGACAACAAGTAATGAATGCGTTCGGTAAGGTGCTAGATAGTCCTATCGGATCAATTGCCCCGTGGCTTGGTGTCATCACCAGTCTACAGGAACAAGTCGAATATAGTATTCGAATTAGCTCCCTCACCATTGGTTTGGTTGTCGGCCTTATTCATCTGTGGCGTTTGATTTTTAAGGAATAGGTCAAGCTGTACTTGACTTACAGCACACAATCTAAACATATGAGCGTCATCGGAATCTGTATTGGACACAGCAGAACTGGTGACAACGGTGCTGTTAACACTAATAATGTAAGCGAGCGCACCTTTAACGGTGAAATTGGTCATCTTACTGCCGACCTACTACGCAAAGAAGGCTACACCGTACACGTTATTGATAAGTACAACGGCGGTTCCTACTCCAGCGCCATCTGCTGGCTGTCCGACCATCTTGCTAAGTTGGGTGTGACCGTAGCCGTAGAGCTACACTTTAATGCCGCTGGCCCCTTTGCTGAGGGTCACGAGTGGCTTCACTGGTTCCGTAGCGTTAAAGGTCAAAAGCTCGCCAGTTGTTTTAATCAGGCGTTTAAGGAGTCGTTCCCTAACGCTAAAGTACGAGGCATCAAGTCCGCAGACAAAGAAGATCGTGGTAGCCTGTTCCTACGTATTACACGTTGTCCAGCTATTATTCTCGAACCCTTTTTCGGCTCCAATAAGAAGGAGACCGAGTTCTACACCGCTAACAAGCCCGTCATTGCGGCGGCCTACGCTAAAGCCCTAACTGATTACTTGACATGAAAGGAATGATCCCACTGCCTACTGGACTCGCGCTCCCAAACGATGCCGAAACCAAACCCTTCAGCCTTACCGGTATGTTTATCCTTAGGGGTGACAAGCTCATGGCTCTGGAGTTAGGCGGTAAAGCTGTGCCGTGTGGAGAAAAAGAGGAAGAAGACGAGGATGAAGACGGTGAAGATGACGGCGAAAAAGAACACGGCTGCTGCGGTGCCTATAAGAATGGCGAGATGTGTGACGACTGCCCAAAACAGGAAGGTGGATTCCTTGTGGCCATCGAACGGGCTATGAAACCTACAAAACGTAGTTGACAAATTGGTTAGTGCTGCTTACCCTATAGGCCGTGAGCGCAGCTAACTATAATCTTTCTATTGCCTGCGGGGAAGACTTTTCTTTTACGCTGCGGGTGCTTGATGCTTTTGAAGACCCCATTAATTTTAATGGCTCGACCTATATCGCAGAGATCCGCGAAGAGCACAAGAAGCCTCTTGTAGCGGCCTTTGCTGTTACTGTTGTGGGCGCAGCAACTGACGGAACCCTTAAGTTTGTCTTAACAAATGACCAGACAAAGCTCCTCAGTCCGACAAGACAGTACAAGTGGGACTTCTTCTGGACTCAGTCCAATAACACTGTAACCAAACTTCTTTACGGAACCGTTAACGCCGTAAGCAACATTAGCAACATATAATGGCCAGCAACGAAACATCGAAGTACAAACTATCCGTCGTCGAAGGTACGGAGCTTCAACTATCCCTTAGCGGCCCACAAGGACCAGCTGGTGGTAGCGGATCTGGAGATTATCTTCCTCTTGCTGGCGGCACAATGGACGCTGATGCTACTATTACGCTCGACATAGCTCCTGATGGAAACGGCTTCAGCACAGACTCAGAGGTCGCTGGTTGGGGTTTCGGCGTCCAACAAAAAGAAAACGGCACAAATACTAGTCTGTTATCATATATTGATACGACTGGTTTTTATGCCGAAAGCTCTCCCGCATACGTCACGATTGATGCCTCTGGTATCCCGTCGTATGGGACTTTGGATAGTGTGGTTTTTAGAAAAGTTGCAGACTTTAACTTTAAGCCATCCTATGAAGGTGATCTCAGATTGCGCTACAGCGGAGATCGGTGGTACATGGACGAGTACGGGGGGACTGAAATTGCGTTAGCAGATATTGGCGACGAATCATATCCGTGGCAAGCGTCATGGCCGTTGTACGCCGTCAGCATAACCCCTTCAGTTAATCAAACAACGCACCTATCTAGTACAGAACTTACTTTTGACAACGGCTCCAAGCTCAAGAAGGGCACGACCGATGCTGGCTTAGGTGGTAACGGCGGTATCGCACTCAAGTGTTCGGTTGACTACGAACTCAAGTGGGACGCCGGACGCTTGTACACAATGGAGCAAGATGGCTTCACTATTCGTCGTGTTGACCATTGCCGGAACATCGCACCGACGGCTGCTGATGATAGCACAAAAGGTTTTGTTGTCGGATCGCTTTGGGTCTTAGACGACGGGATCTCTTATCAATGCACTAATGCCCTTGAGAGTAGTGCAGTTTGGGTTGCCCATCTGCCGTTGACCATTGGAGACGGGCTGTCTTTTAACACTGGAACAAACACTATTTTATGTAACACGAACATTGCACGACGAGCCGGAAACCAAACATTCACTGGCGATAATACCTTCAGTGGGCAGGTTGAACTTACAGGACAGGCGTTGACCAACGGCACAAGCGCGGTTACCAGAGCTTTAGGTGACGCTCGTTACGGAGCTACCTATGTTGGAATAAAAGAAGAAAATGTAGAGTCTACTAACAATACCCCAATTAAACTTACTTCCGTAACTCTGCCTATTGGCATGTACCAGATTGATTGCTGTATCGCGGCTACCGCAGCCGCAAACAATGGTGGCTTTATTTTTGGATTAAGGGCCAATAATGTTATAAAAACTACACTATTCGAGCTTTACGGAGCTGATGCTGCTATTACACAAAATAATATGGTTCCAAGTGATAACCTAACAATTTCACAAAGACCAATAACAGCTAGTACTCTCGCTTTAACCAATAAAAGGCAGTTAATGGGTCTTCTTGAGGTCGTTACAAATAACACAGAAGTGTCTATTGAGTTCTCTCAAACTACCACCACTCCAGCGGTTCCGAGCATTACAAGGAAACGGTCTTATATTATCGCTAGAAAAATAGCCTAACACTACTATGTCCCTACTCACACCAAAAACACAACTTGAACAAGACTTGGCCGCTAAGGACGAGTCCGTACTCCGCGCAGCCGAAGCCGCGAACCACCTTGCCGCTGTCCTTAAAAACGAGAACGAGCGGTTTTGGTCTTTGCCAACAGATCGTTTGCTCGCTGTCCTTAACCACGATGTGCCAACCACACTGGCTACATTCGAGGTAAACACCGCAACAGGCAACGCCCTTAACGCGACCCTTGACCAGCTCGCTCTGTCACAGTTCCCGAACCGTGCACCAGTTACCGCTGGCCGTGCCGACATTGTGTTTAACGGCACAGCCTTTGAGTATGTGGCACCGCCAACGCCAGAGCCAGAGCCAGAGCCAGCCGACGCTTAATCTTGACCCCCAACCCCAATCCTGTAGACTAACCCTATGACTGATACAATCCTCAAACAAAACGCCGGACGCGGCGGTGCCGTACTAGTAGTCGGAACTACCAAACAAATCCCAGCGGGTCAGTATGACCGTGTTGAGTTTCTTGCTGTAACTACGTTTCCAGTACTTCCAACACAAACGGAAAGACCTCTACTTACTAGCGATGGTTGGTTAACAACTACTCAGTTCCCTGCCAACTCATCCATTAAAACACCTTTTGTAATTGGAGCGGGTTCGCTAACCAGAATGACCGGAACCGCAATCTTCTACAAAGCAATCTAACCCTAATGGCCACACTGGACGACATTAACACACTGCCCGAAGCCAGATTCCTTACTCTGGACGACAAGATGGCTATTGCCGAGCAGGACGACCGTCGTTCGCCAAAGCGTATTAGTGTGGGCCAACTTACCACTCTTATGGAGTTGGGCAATCCGGCCAGAGGGCAGGTCAGTGTGCAGAATAATACCATTGACACCGACATTATTACACAAAACGAATTTGTCGAAGCGGGCATTAACGGAACGCTAGACACCAGCACCGTTGTAAACTTCACGGCCCTTGCCGACGGCAGGATCGGATTGCGCTACACTGGCTCTGACAACAGAATCTTTTGGTGCTACGGAAGCTACGACGGTACTGGCGGGAATAACCACATGCTTGCCATCCGTTTGGCTAAGAACGGTGTCTCTATTCCAGAGACTGAGTGCCGAGCATTTACTGCTAGTAATCTCCAAGAGGCTAAGTTGGTATGTTCGTGGATGATTGAGTTAGCCACTAACGACACCCTTTCTATTGTTTTGGCCAACGCCAGCAACACCCACGATATCTCAATTAAACGCGGCAGAGTTGTCGCAAACGCCATCTCCTAATGATCGCCTCCGAATACAACATTACCATTGATCGAGCTGCGGAATATGATTTTGTTTTGACTATTCGCGACGACGCTCAACAGTTAATTGATTTATCTGTGGGCACTACTTTTCACTCCGACATACGAGAAGTAGGCTCTAAGAAAGAAGTAGTATCGTTTACACCTACGTTAGTCACTGGTTCAATGGGTCAAGTTTTATTCGCTCTATCGGAAGCAGCTACCCTCGAACTAAACCCATCTAGGTCTTATGAGTACGATATCTTTATGAGGAGAAATGGCAGCACACGACGACTTGTTTTTGGTTCAGTTACTGTGCGGGCGAATATTACTAAAGGCTCACCAGTAGATCCTACTATCTAACTTATGCCCGACAGCTACAACGTAACAGTTTCTAGTAATACTGTAGATGTTATAGATGACGTAAACAGTTACAGTCTTACAATATCTGATGGTATAGTAGGACCTGCTGGCCCTATTGGCCCTATTGGCCCTATTGGCCCTACTGGTCCTACTGGCCCTATTGGTCCCGTAGGTCCTACAGGTCAAAAAGGAGATAAAGGCGATGACGGTATCCAAGGACCCATTGGGGCAACTGGTCCTAGAGGGCTACAAGGATTGACAGGTACTGCCGGTGCTAAAGGGGACACAGGCGCAGTCGGGCCACAAGGATTGACTGGTCCCATCGGACCCAAAGGAGATCAAGGCAACGTAGGACCCCAAGGATTGACTGGTCCTACTGGACCCAAAGGAGACAAAGGCGATACTGGTTCACAAGGTGTAGCCGGACCCCAAGGATTGACAGGCCCTACTGGCCCTAAAGGGGACACGGGCGTAGCCGGACCACAAGGGTTGACGGGTCCAATTGGACCCAAAGGGGACAGAGGCGATGTTGGACTACAAGGATCAACAGGCGCTACTGGTCCGAAAGGGGACCAAGGTAATGTAGGACCACAAGGATTGATTGGCCCTATTGGACCCAAAGGAGACACGGGCGTAGCTGGACCACAAGGGTTGACTGGTCCTATCGGACCCAAAGGAGATACGGGGTTCACAGGAGCTTCTGGTGCAGCAGCTACCGTTACTGTCGGACCTACTACAACTGGCGCAGCTGGTTCAAGCGCAAGTGTTTCAAACAGTGGCTCAAGCAGTGCAGCCGTACTTAACTTTACTATTCCGCGAGGAGCTGCGGGCACAAACGGTGCAGCAGCTACCGTTACTGTCGGATCTACTACAACTGGCGCAGCTGGTTCAAGCGCAAGTGTTTCAAACAGTGGCTCAAGCAGTGCAGCTGTACTTAACTTTACTATACCTCAAGGGGCTACTGGCCCGCAAGGACCAGCCGGACCCGCTGGCTCAGGTGGATCAGTAGAATTCGAAGATATATGGAATTTTAGAGGCGCCTTCACTACTACACCTCCAGATATTATTCGCATAACTGGACAACTAACTAAAAACGGGGCTTCAGTAGTATTTCCTGATTTGTATTACAGTGGGTTTTTCAACGATAAACCAGTATATTATAACGGACAAAGTAATGCACGATGGCTCGGTTACTGGGTGATAGATTGTCAACCACAGGGTGCTAGTTGGTATTCCTCCTACAACGAAGCTATACCTCCTGAATCTCCTGATCTAGCAACCTCATGGTTTCCGGCTGTTAATGGGGAAGCTGGCACCCCCATTGTCACAAAGCTAACAGGCTATATGGTCGGCGATGTTGTATCATATGCAGGCAGTACTTGGAGGTGTTATACATCCTATACGGCAACTCAAGAACATTCTCCATATGACGGAAGTGCCTATTGGCGTAAAGTATTAGATCCTGTCACGCCGCGTGGTGAGATTTATATATCAACACCAATTCAAATTGTAGACGACAATTGGGGTGCGAATGACAACCCAATCCCGTTACCTCTTGGCTCAACTCTTACACCTTTTTTTAGTGTTGGCACCGCTGTTGGCACTACCACAGTTAATTACGCTGCTAGTTATGACCCAAATACTCAGACCTTTAGCTATGAAACACGTAATATTTTTTCTTTAAAAAATACATCGGGTAGCGATAGACTATTTTTAGTAACTACTACAGTTACCTTAAACCTTGATTCTGCGGGCGGTGTTAACCACGGTCTATTTAAACTTTTTAGCGGTCCTAGTGATTCATTAGTTGCGGTCGACGGGTCTGAAACTCATGCGTCGTCCGTCGAAAATACGGGCGGTATAAATAAAGTAACTTTTAGCATTACTAAATTAGTATATCTTGAGGACGGCCATGAAGTCGCTCCTTACGTATATTCGCCAGCTAATTCTACACACTCTATTATTTCAGCCCGTCTAACAGCCGTAGCCGTAACCTAATATGCCAATATCCCAATTACCACAAGCTCCGCATAGACAAGATCGCCGCGTATACCCGACGCCGGATAGTGGAGATGTGTTGTTTAGTCAGGTAAAGGACTGCACCCGCTCCGACATTCCTGCATACGGGACCGCTCATCCTGATTCCGTTAAGTGGCCCCACCACAAGCTGATCTTCGTCAAGCCAGTAGACATCGAGCGCGACGGGATCTTTGAGTTCTTCTACGCAGCAGATCGAGAGGAGCAAGACCGTTACAACTTTTCGTTCGGCTATCGTAATGTAATCGGTAATGCCGGAGGTCGTGAGTTTCGAGTCGTCATCAGGACTTATCTCACGCCGAGGTCTGACTTTGATCCCGACTTTCCCGCTTTTAAAACGCCGATGCCCGATGTACCGGAAGGTACCTTCGAGGGCATTAACTATGTTTTCTACGATAAGAAGCAGGCCAAAAGCGAGCCGGAGTTTGATTCGCTTTATGTCATCGAGGAGCGCACCTATATTGAAGACAGCTTCTTAGGTTTTAAATTAAGCTACGGCATACAGAAACCGGACGTTGTACCTGAAAGATTTCGTGTAAGCATCCCTACAATCTCGACGGAAGAGATTAAAGAGGGTCTTGCATCCCTACCGACTTTAGCGGGCGACGATCTGTCGATAGTTGAGGACCAACTCAACCCTAATGTTAAGCTGGTTAAAGAGACTACACGGTCTGAGGTTACGCTGCCGGTTGTTTTGCCTGATGGGGAACTCATTGTTAACGACTTTGGTGGTCTTGTGGCAATTCGTTCCGAGTCTCTAGTGGCCGACGGAACACCAGCAGATTCCGGCTTCGGTATTCTTGAGAGTTCCGTAACTACGTTGGGTGACGGCAAGAGCATCAAGACAACCATTAAAGCCCCAGTAGAAAATGGCGAACCTATCTTCCCTAAACTGGAGGGTCTCCAGTTAGATCAGAGGTACGGGGTTCCTTTCGTCGTCTCTAAAGAAGTTGTTGAGCCGGACACTACTGGCGGCGTGTATAATCAAGGTGGTGCTTATGGTACTGTTGAGATTGAACCTAAAAACCAGTGGCACTCCGTACGGAATATTACGTATTTCCCAGCCTTACCCGACCCCCAAGTATGGTACGGTCTACGTAAAGAAAATCTGCCGGATGTACTTCTTGATGTAAATGTCGTAGGCACCGAAAGATACGTACCGGTTCCTACATGGAAACGAGTGCCTGACGGACCGCTTAAGGCTAAGTTTACACGCTCTTTCTCTTTCGGCCCTCCAGCTGATTTTGACCCCAGTAATACTAGAATCTATTATGCCTCTGAGGCATTTACAGCAAGTGTAGAGTACACGTCGCAGAGCACATCGAGTTCTGTTACAAATAGTATAAGTACTGGCACTAGCACTAATAATAACACTAGTGTAAACACCAGTACCAGTACCAGTACTGGAACTAATACTGGTACTAATACAAGCACGAATACGGGAACTAGTAATAGTACAAGCACTGGCACTAACACGAGCACTTCGACCGGAACTAATACTAGTACGAGTACTGGAACGAATACAAGTACAAACACCGGCACTAGCACAAGTACAAGTACTGGAACGAATACAAGTACAAACACCGGAACCAGCACAAGCACAAGTACCGGAACGAATACAAGTACAAATACCGGCACTAGCACAAGCACAAGTACCGGAACGAATACAAGTACAAATACCGGCACTAGCACAAGTACAAGTACTGGAACGAATACAAGTACAAACACCGGCACTAGCACAAGTACAAGTACTGGAACGAATACAAGTACAAACACCGGCACTAGCACAAGCACAAGTACCGGAACGAATACGAGTACAAATACTGGCACTAGCACAAGTACAAGTACCGGAACGAATACGAGTACAAATACTGGCACTAGCACAAGTACAAGTACTGGAACGAATACAAGTACAAACACCGGCACTAGCACAAGTACAAGTACTGGAACAAATACAAGTACAAATACTAGCACTAGCACAAGCACAAGTACCGGCACTAGTACAAGTACCGGTACAAGCACCGGCACTAGTACAAATACTAGCACTAGTACAAGGAATTCAACTAATACCGGTAACACTGTTTCTAAAAACGGTACCGGTCTACAGAAGTCTACTATTGCTACACGTAAAGGCGGCGGCGAGGTTATGTCTAGTGACCCCCAAACAAGCCAGAACGTCACTACGGCGCTTGAAGAGAGGGCCGGAGATACATCTGGTAGTAGTTCGGGATCTTCTTCGGAGTCTAGCAGTAGTTCGAGTAGTTCTTCGCGTAGCGAGTCTAGTAGTCAGTCTGGTAGTCAGTCTGGTAGCCAATCGAGTAGCTCTTCCGGTAGTCAGTCAAGCAGTCAGTCTGGTAGCCAATCGAGTAGCTCTTCCGGTAGTCAGTCAAGCAGTCAGTCTGGTAGCCAATCGAGTAGCTCTTCCGGCAGTCAGTCTGGGAGCCAGTCAAGTAGCTCTTCCAGTAGTTCTTCGAGCAGCCAGTCAGGGAGTCAATCAAGCAGTTCTTCTAGTAGCTCTTCGACAAGTTCATCGAGCAGCTCATCAAACAGTTCTTCATCTTCTGGCGAGAACTCGTCAACCACCACCAGTAAATCAATATTTACGGTCTCAGTACCTAAATGCTTGAGAGGTGAAATAATTGTTGATTTACCTACGGGTCAGGTTATAACTATCCCAGCGACCACGCCGACATCTCTTGACGGCTGGGTTGAAGTGGCTAGACAATCTGAACACTGGAGAAATGGTGTTTGGGTTACTGAAACAACCGAAGTATACGTATGAACAAACAATATGAAATTGTAGTGGCTTCTTACAAGGAGCCTATGAACTGGTTACGTTATCTACCACAAAAAGATAACAGGGATTATCAAATAACAGTAAGCAACAGTGCGGATAGGCGAGAGGTTTCTTTCGCCGACCGTACTGTTGTCATCGAGAATGCCGGTAGAGAAGCTGGTCACTATCTCAAATTTATTATTGATAACTACGACAACCTATTGCCCGTTACTGTATTTCTTCAGGCCGATCCTTGGGCGCATTGTTTTGCGCACATGGATGATCTCTTGGAGATCTTGTTTGGCGAGCCTAACTTCGAACATCCGGTATGTTACTTGGGAGCTGGTTATGCTGGCGGCGGTTTGCCAGTACAGAAATATTCTCTGTCGGACCATATCCTGCGTTTAGGTTGGGGTAGTACTCCATACCCATCCGGTACCCCGATCTCAATCGGGGCTCAGTTTTACGTTAAAAGAGAGACCATACTCAAGCGTCCCGTAGAACACTATAAAGGTATCTATACAGCGGCTTTTGATCCCGATATCAGTTTGGGTCATGCCCTCGAAGGTATGTGGGGTAAAGTATTCCAACATTAAATTATGTCTGGGGAGAATAACATCGACTTTAAATCTGAGCCAGATAACCGCGCGAATGATCTTCTCGCAAACAAGGCGCTGCCTAATCCTAGAGACCCAGTTGGGTCCCCCCAAACTTTGGAGGCTGTACGGACAGTAGCAAACCAAGCGCCTCCATCTACCGAAAACCCGCTTGCGCCACAAAGTACGCAGATCCCAGCGTTACCTATCTTGTCTTCTTTTTTTGGGGCGACCGATGCTGTAACCCCAGATACGGTAAAGGGGATGTTTATGGACGCTATGAAGAACGTCACTATAAATGGCGTGTCTCCTAATATAAGTGGCGGTAGTATAGACTTTAATGTCGAAACTAAATCTTCCGCGTCCCAACAATGGAACAGCGCAAATAACATCAATATGCCACCCACGTCGCTGGTTCCAGCACCATTGGGTGGTTATTCAGCGGAAGTCAGTAACTCAGCTAGTCAGCCAGCACCACCAACCAACCAACAAAATGCGCCCCAACAGCCGGTGCAAAGTGACGATGATGTGTTCTCAATGGCTAAACCAAAGACCCTTAAAGAGAGGGCTAGGGAGCTAGAAGATGAACGGATGTCAGACAGCGAGGGTTTTTCGATGGCTAAACCTAAATCGCTTAAAACAGATTTAGGTAGAAATACAATTGACGATGTCATAGACCAAGCAGAGTCAGAGTCTAAAGCTGCTAATGGTGGTGGCGGAACGAGGCGGCGTGGGAAAGATAGGATATTCGACAAGATTGAGGAAGCTATTGAAAATGAAGACTTTGATAAAGCTCGTAAACTCAATGAGCGGGTTAAGAACCGCGAACTAGAAACCGAACTTAGAGGTGAGGGGAAAGATAGAGACAGGCGTAGTACAAAAGATATAGCCGAATCTGAAGGTATTGATACAAAAGGGAAATCAAGTAAAGAGCTGCGTGAAGAGATTCTTGAAAAACGAAGAGGAGCCGCAAAAGAAAAAGAAGGTGCTTCCGGAAAGGAAGTAAGTGATTTTAGTACTGTTGAGATCGGTAAACAGATGGTGGAGCTTGTACCAATACCTATAAAATCTGCCGACGGCCAAGACAAGTATAGGATGATGTATGCTATGACGACGTCCGTTTTAGACTTTACAGTAGATATTGATGAGGAAGGAGACAGCAAGTTTTTTGAAACACTTGAGGGCGAAAACAGTGAGACTTGGGCGAATGATGAATACTATCTAGCGTCTGGTGCGCCAATAAAATTTTATTGCTATAAAGACGGGGAGACTGGTACGATAGAACTATCGGCAATGTCTAAATTTAAACCAACAGAAACATAAAGTTTAAACGTTATGGATGGAAAACTTGTACCCATATTCCCTAAGTCTACTGCTACAGAAAAATATAGTTCGATTGGTACAGTAGTGTTTGATATACTACAAAGTAATGGTCGGGCTATTAATGCAGGTATTGAAACTTTTGCTTCGTGGACATGTAATGCGAAAATAATAAAGGGGGTGGGGTTGCGTCGGTTTGAGAAAAACATTGGTGGTGGGCAGTACGAACTACAAGAAGCAACTGTTACTGATATGTTTACGTATAAGTACGATATTAAAACAGTATTATCACATTCTTTCAATAATGATTTCAACTTTAATTCTTTATCCTTTGTGCCCATGCTGCGCCAAAATTATGATCTAGAAGAAGGTTCAGTTACGGGCGTCGCACCTTATTTTCCACCCCCTTGGATGGTTTTTAATGAAATAATAAGACCGTTTATACACGAAGACGGTTTCTATTTCGAAAAGATTTATATAGGTAGTAGTGCTACTTCTGATCTAACCGTTAATAGCACAACTATAGAAGAGACCGTAGACTACTCTCCCACTAGTAGCAGAATAAATGACTTAAAAATAACGTATACAATAGAAGAGACTTTTGATTAGTGCGTGTGTCAATACCACTTTTACTTGACCCTAAACCCTTTTTCCTGTACTTTTTGACCTGTATGAAAACCAAGACCAAAAAACAAGTAGCCTACTTGCTCAGTAAAGCCAGCCCCCTTAGTGGTAAGGAACAGGGCAAGCTCAAGGGTGAGCTGCACAGCGGCGACGTTAAAGTCAAACCCAAGAAGTAATGCCAGCAACCACTGTCAACCAGCTGATCCCAATGCTCGGTAGTTACATCGAGCCGGACGGCAGCTTTAAGCAGAGCCTGAATCAGGTCCTGTCTCGTATCTACAACATGGGTACGTATCGGGATCTGACCATTCAGTACAGTTTGCCGGTGGTCGATAACTGCATTACCTTGCCAGACGAAGCCGACGCTGTTTTACACACGCTCGTAGATAACCAGCCCGTACCTGTTCGATCCCTCTGGCACGACTTTAAATCAGTCGGTATGGGCATCGGCTCAAGCGACCTGACATGGGGTCTAGTTGACGCTGGTTACCATCCGCTCAAGCGCCTCATCGAAACCGCTACCGATACACTCCATATCGTGCCGTCGGACCAGTCGCCCACACGCAATAACTTTAATCCAAACGACGGCGGTACTGTTGTTGTTACCGCGACTGACGGCGACAAGCTCTATGTGTCCACTACTGATTCCGTGTCGGACAACGACGTTCCGCTGACTTTTGACGAACCGATCACTTCGGTAATCAGTATTCAGTTCGACGGACTAACCGACGCGTACGATATCCGCACTACTGCTGCCGACACCGACACCACGATTGCCACAGTCGGACCTGATTCCGGTGTAACCCGCTATCGGAGATTTAGGCTGAACCGCTCCACTAATGGGTTGACCACCGTGCATGTTCTTTGCAAGCGAGCATTCCAACCAATCCGTAGTGATAACGACATTGTGTATGTGAGCAATGTCGGGGCTTTGAAGCAAGGATTGTTGGGTCGTCTGATGGAAGACAACGCCGACATTGAGCGTGCTGAATACCACTGGAACAAGTGCATGCAACTCATGGAAGAGGAAGCCGCCTCATCGCGCGGAGCTGCTCTTCCGAGATTGAATGTCGATCCGTATGGTACCGGCAGCCACAATCGAATTCACCAGCTGTACTGATGATAGTTATCAAACCTTCCGGTGAAGACCGGAAACAAGCACGTGCTGAGGCGAAAGCAATGGGCGTGCTCAGAGGCTCTATTGCACGCGGTCGCGGCAACGAGATCGGAATGATGGGCGAAATTCTCGTTCATCGTGAGATCGGCGGTAGCCGTGTAGGCGACATTAACTTTGCTTATGACATCGCTTTACCCGATAATCTGACTATTGATGTGAAGACCACAAAAGCCGCAAGTGTGCCAGAACCGCATTATGTGGCTCGTGTGTACGGTGCAGAGGGTAGTAAAGAAAAGCTAGGCGACAAATGTGATGTCTACTATTTCGTTAGGTGCAACCAACAGATGACGTTGGCTACGATTGTTGGCTGGTTACCAGCCAAAGAGTTTATGGAACGTGCGATGTTCTTACCTAAAGGTAACGTGGACCCCAACGACGGCAAGCTCTCGTTCTCCGACGAGTACGTTCTTCCCATTTCAGAATTAAACCCGCCCTCCGTGAAGGTCACGAAGAAGCGGGTTCGATAATTCCGTAGCTGTCTTAGAAGTCGCCGCCTTGGTCGATGTCATAAGCCTCGGAGAGATCAATCTCCCAGATCTTACCACCGCCTTGACCTTTGCTTCGTACTGGCCTGATGCTCTTATTGTGCTGGCTGACTTCCTCAAGGACAGTCATTCCGCGACGTACGAACTCAAGGTTGCCGCTGTTGCCGACAGCCCTACCTCCGTTGCATTCCTGCAACACGACTGTGAACTCGGTAAGCGTGCCGCGCCATTTGGTAAGGGCTACGGTCTCGCGGACCTTCTTGGCGAAGAACTCCACCATTTCCGCGATAGCCGAACGTGAGCTGTTGTCGTAGGCCGCTGCCTCGATAAACGAGTCGATGTAGGTCTTAACACCAAAACGGCTGGCGTCCTTAATCTCAATCGGCGGTTGCCAGTCGTACAGCCACTTGAGGAAGTACGGCATCTCCGCGTTGATGGTGTTCTCGACAAACTCATTGGAGCCGAACTTGACCTTATGGCCGCTGTTGATCCGCAACGCAATGATCTTGTCGCGGTTACTGCTGTCCAAAGAAGGCAGGGCGGCGAGTGAGTTGGCATCTAGGTTGAGCGACATCATCACTCGACCAGACCACGGAAGCGGAATGGCGTCGGCGTACTTGGCGTGATACTCAAGCCTCGGGTTAGCCACACAGCGTTTGGTAAGCTCGACGAACTTGCGCTGGTCGGCGTAGGTAGATGCCGCCGTCTGGTCATCCACAACCCAAGCAGCAGATCCGCAGAGATCGCGGTTGAAGCTGGTCTTGCCGGATAGATAATCCGAGGCGTCGCTGAAACCACCAACTGCTGCGCCGACAATCTTGTTGGTGAGTAGGGTCTTTCCGTGTCCGGCTGGTCCCAACAGGATCATCAGCTGTCCTTGATCCAAACGGTACTCTAGTACGGCTTTGTACAGGCGTTGGAACCAAGCAAGGAAATACGGCAGGGTCTCGTTGCCGCTAGTATCCTTCGCAAAGAACGGCGTAATGAATGCGTTAATCCACGGCCAGTTAGCTACATCACCGTTATCGGCAAATGGAATAGCGGTAGTGCGGCAGTTGTTGAGTATCTTTCTGCCGTTGAAATTGACCACACGTTCTTTGGAGAACACGACAGG